GGCTCTAAAGCCTTGTACAACTTCCACGTTACCTCTGAGTCAAACCCTGAGTAGTAAGCAACATCGCTGAAGGAGTGAACCTCCACCATTGCTCCAATACCTTTTTCAACTTTGATCTTGAGTGTTCGCTCTGCACAAGCAGCAAGTCCTAACATGTTCTTGTTTCTGTTATCGATAATGAATGAAGCCATCATCGTGTCAAAGAATGGCTTCTTAGGAACTTCTCCACGGAAATACTTTGCAATTGATTTTAAATCAAACTTAACGTTGTGACCGATCTTTAACTTGTCACTAAAGAATAGAGGTTTCAAGGCTTTGAATACATCTCCTGGAAGAAGTTGTGCTGGTGGTGCATCAAATACTGGAGTCCACTTGGCTTCGTTTTTTGAGTAGTCTGCATCCTTCAACTCTTTACCTGCAGCAAGTTTGCGTTGACCACTAAGTAGTAACTCTTTATCCCATCGAAGGAACTCACCGTTAGGGTGACCCATCGGTATAACATCAGTGCGACCATCTGTTGCTAAGGAAAGCCACATTACATCGTTGACTACAGGTTGGATTCTATTTTCGCCAACTGTTTCCACATCGAATGCGAATGCGTCTACCCTAGAGTAGAACTCAACAAGGTCCTTTAGTTGTTCTTTTGTTGTAATGATATTCATGATCCCTCAATCTTTATAGTGAGAAGGGGCCTGGAAACGGAAATAAACAGACCCCTTCTCTTGGAAGTACAGTTACGCTACAGAGCGAGCAACCTCAAGCATTTCGGAGCGAGGGGTCTCCCTAATTACTTCTGCTGTGAACGGAACAGCGGCTGCAACAAGTTCATTAACAGCGTCACTGCTTAACTTCCATTCCTCTGCTAGATCTCGGCCACGAACGAAGTTGAGGGTGTACTGCGTAGTTGGGCCCATACCTAGTCGAGAAATTTCCCAGAACTCTTTATCAAGAGGTCCTTTGCGCTCATCATCATGTGCCTTCTTAATCTGGCGAGCAAGTGATGGTGGTGCTGTAAGGATTTGAACGCCTTGTGTCTCACCACTGAGAACAAGGACATTGAATGCGAACTTTCCACGAGGCTTATCACCTAGTACATCGCATAGTGGGCAGTTATCTCCCAAGCAAACAAAGGACTTCTTACCCTTAGGGCGTTCAATCCAGTGTTGTTCGTATGAAGCAAATGGTCGATCTTCGAGGAACTTCACAAGTTGTGGTTCTTCGGAGAAACGGAAATCAGTTGGAAAGTCTCCCTCTGACTTTGAGACGAGAGCATCGATTGCATCCCATCCTTCTTGTACGGTTGTTCCTACTTTTGGTGTTGCAGTCTCGCTGTCCTCGTCAAGGTATGCATCTGCATCTACCTGTGGCTTTGTAATTGGCATTTGTTTCTTTCTGGTAATGAGGCCTAACGGCTCTCGGTGGATGTGATTTCCTTCCAGCGCTTTACTAAAACGTCTGTTAGGTCTTCGTGTTGGCTCCACTCTACACGAGCAGAACCTAGTAATCCTCTACGATTAAATTCCTCAATCGAAGATTCTATAAGTGCACGAGTATAAACTCGGTTGCCTCCAGTCTTTTCACCTTTAAGTGTCTTAGACCGAAGACGGTATGGAGCACGAGGAATGTATCCCTTGCGTTCCCATAAGCGGATAGTGACAATTGTCTTCTCCAATGCAAGTGCTAACGCACCGATTGTGAACACCTCTGTCTCTACTCCACCTAATGTTTTAATGACTGGGTTTGCATCCCAACCATTACTCTCACCGCTTTTACGACGAGAAACTTTTGGATCTAGGTCACGGCGTTTCTTCTTTGAGCCAGGAACATATTCGAGGTCAGCAAATGCTGCCTCGATCTCATCTTGTCCTCGTAGTCCTGCCATGCGTTATCGCTTATTCATTACTAACGCCCACACAATTTTCTGTGGATACATTAGATCGATCTCTGCTTCTGTAAGTTCATCGTTGTAGAGAGCAGCCATTAACGCATCTTCATCTATAACACGGATGGTTTTGTACAGTTGTTCTTCCATTCCTTTTTCAGTAATGATTTCATCTGCAACAAGTTCATCGATCTTACGTGATACACGACGCTGCTTTACAACAGCACCAAATCCATTTACCTCTTCAGGTAATTCAATAATGACATTTCCTTTGTCGTCTACTTCACCAAGTTCATCTAACTGGGTAAACAAACGCTCACGGACTTCCTTCTGTTGCTTCTCAAGGAATTCAATTTGTTGTTTTAAGAAGGAGTATTCTCTCGCATCTTTAATCAGTGGATCTTCTTCTCGTGATTCTGTTGCTTTTACTCTTGCCATGTTTCCCCCTATGGTCTTGCTTTCTGTAAGAACCCTATCAAACTTCCAACGGTAAGGTCGACACCACCTTTTGCGTTAATGCCCTGACCATCGATAACCGCATCTGCTACTGCGTTCTTCTGCTGGAGCATATCATGTTGTCGTTCTTCAATCGAATCGGCAATCAACATGTCTTGAATAGTAATACTAGGCCAACGACTAGAGGCTCTCTTGATTCGACCATTGCGTTGGACGGCAAGTCCTGCACTCCATGGCAGATCATAATTGACCAGTAGGTTAGCGATGGGCAAATCTACACCATAGCCACCAGCATCGGAGGATATAAACACACGACACTCTGGGTCTGTTAGGAACTTAGTCTTGCTTGCTTCTTTCTCTTTGGCATTCATGTAGCCCGTGTACAGGGTTCCACCGACTGCCCCTTGAATACTCTCTAACATTCCTACCCAGGAAGTAAAGATAACTACCTTTGCCTCTGGGTCAGTGTCTAGATGATCGTTTACATAAGTCTTTAGGGCATCTAACTTTGGAGTTTTTGTTACCCCATCAAGTAAGTCTCTTGTCTTTAAACTGTTTACATACGCACTTCCTTCTCCAAGATGCTCATCAAACTTATTTGCGCTCTTATGCAAAAGGTTTGGATCATCACACAGCATACGAAGAGCGGTGATCTTAGACATGATCGATCCACGCAATTGATCTACAGGACTTCCAGGTTTGCTGTCATGTCCGTAGTGAGCCATCAGAGAGAAGTTAGCACCTAGCAACTGCTGTGCTTCAAATAGTTCGTTGCTTAATTCATCTGCAATGAAGTTATAGAGCGACGAACTCTTCTTATCAAGGGCGATAAACATAGGGTCACGATGAATAGTGTCTGGAAGATATGGAGCAACATCTGCATCTGTCTGAACCTTTCGAACGGAGGAACTCTTCATCTTCTCATGGAACAACGGCAAGTTGCGATAGCGTTGCACTCCACCAAAGTGATTGCGAACAATAAAAGTCTGATCAAATAAATCAAATCGACCGAGAAGAGTTGAGTCTACAAACTGCATGATGCTGTACACCTCTTCTGGTCTACCATTCTCAATAGGTGTTCCTGTTAATGCAAACCTGATCGGTACACTTGCAGATAGTTTCTTGACAGCCTTTGATCTTTTTGATTTAAATCCTTTGATTGCTGTGGCTTCATCACAGACGATGGCCCCCCACTCTTGATCCTTGATCAGATCCCAATCTCCTACGACAGTCTCGTAGTTGCAGATGACGTAATCTGTACGTTCTTCCCAACGTTTTGTACGTACTGTTTTAGAGCCATCAATCACCGTGGTGGTGGAGTCAGAGAACTTCTGTATCTCTTTCTGCCACTGATACTTCAAACTTGAGAGGGCTATGACTAATACTGGCTTTGTAATTACACCGTTGTCTTTTAACTCCTCAACCGATGCGATAGTCATGCAGGTCTTACCCAAGCCCATCTCATAGGCAACGAGCATCTTCTTACGCTCCACCATGCGCTCTACAGCCTCTACCTGGTAGGGCTTGAGAGTTCCTGTAAATGTCATTGGTTATCTATTGCAGTTGGCGCAGTTGCTAGAGTTCCACATAGGGCGCACTCCATATCTAGCATGTACAGAGAAATCTCTCCGTCCTCAAACATTGCTTGTACTTTCCATAGTCTTGATCCGCAGATGCAAACATGTAGGGGGTGGTCTTTATCTCGTAAGTCCATCATAAGTACGCCGCCTTGCCGTAAATCATGTCTCGTGCTGACTCGATGCTCTTGTGAATGTCGCTCTCAATCATGTCACCAACATCTTTTACATCGATGCCTGTGTAATTAAAATAAGAAAGTTCAATGCCATACTTACGAGCATGACCACGCATCTCTTCTGATGCCTTCTGTCCAGCGCTATCATTATCAAATGCAGCAATCACTCTTGGTGCACGGCGCATTATCTTTACCTGCTCAACGCTAGGCATCGCTCCGTATGTAGAGATCGCACTGTAACCAAGTCCGACTAGTCTGACCGCATCAAGTGGAGACTCGACAACAATTAGTGGCGCATCTTCTTTCAGTATTTGCACATTGAAAACTGTTTTTGACTTCTTAACTCCCTGTGGTTGATTGCGAAAGAAACGACCACGAGCACCCTTCTCTTGCCAACCCCACAGTGAAAAGTCATCGGGGTCTCTGATAGGGAGTATCCATGCAGCGTTCTTCTCATCCCACAACACGCCACACATCTCTACAGCGGCTACTGTCAAAAATCTTTTTCTTAACTCAATTTTTGGCGGAGCAACATACACAGCCAGGCGAGCCTCTGACATACCGATTGGGTGTGCTTCGGCTTGAATGTACTCTGGCAACTCCTTGATGCGTTTCATCAGTATGTCGATAGGCATATCTTCTTTGTCGTTTACATACTCACGGGCTTCGTGGTAATCGATTCCCTTGATGTCTGCAACTAGGGTGTAGATATTTCCTTTGTAACCGCAAGAGAAGCAGATGTGTGCACCAGTTTCGGAGTTGATCCACCAAGAAGGGTTGTGATCTTCTTTACCTGTGCGCTTCTTGTGCATTGGGCACAAGCCATTAACCTCGATACCACGCTGTGCATACAGTGGAAGGTCTAGGGAAAGGAGAACACGCTCTACATCAATCACATTCGGTTCCAGTTCGAACAGTAAACACACTTCAACATCTCATCTTCATCGTGGAAGCAGCCAGTCTCCCAGCGCCATGTCAACGCCGTCTCGCTAGGCCCACAGTTACGAGATGCAACGATCTTTAGTAAACGAATCTCTTCATCTTCTTCTACTGGCTCAAGACCAAGAATTACATCTGAGTCTTGGAAGAATGATGAGGAGTAACCAATTGAATCAGCAGTTACCTTTCCAGCACGCATCTTCCACAACAGAGTCTGTGTAGTAATGATTACTGGCTTCTGAATTCTCTGGGCTAGACGCTTTAATCCACGAGTGATGTTAGTGATTGCTTGTGGTGTATTCATCTCACCACTTACTTCATCAAGCATTAAGTACACACCATCTACAAAAACAATGTCTGGCTTTGTCTGCTCAATCTTTGCAGCAAGTGCTGAGACAGTAATTCCGTTGACAGCATCTACTAAATGGAAAGAGTGTTCCTTCTCCATCTCGTTGAGTGTGTCGATGTAGCGAGCCTCTTCTGCTGGCAATAACTTTCCACGACGCAAACGACCGTGTGAGATGTGGGAACGCATCGCATCATGACGTTGCTGTTGTTCGTGGTTGTTCATCTCAAAGGATTGGAACATAGGAATCTTTCCACCTCTGTGCACATTGATCGCCATCTGTAATGCGATCTGTGACTTACCAGTCTTAGGTGGAGCAATGATAGTAATTAACTGACCAGACTGTAGTCCCGCAGTTGCTTCATCAATCTTTGCAAAGCCTGTAGGTATACCTAAAAACGTAGAGTTCTGTAGAGACTGGTACTCCTTGTAACGTTCCTCTGTATTCTTTGTGAGGTCGATCTCGTGAGTCCCAAGTACACCTTGCTCGTTAACTCTGGTAATCGTTGCTTCCATAGCAAGCAGAGCAGCATCATGATCATTTTCTTGCAGTTGCTCGATTGCATTCTCAAGACCTTGACGAGTAAGTAGTCGACGACGGAAGTCGACCATGGTGTCAAGCAGGTACTCGATGTTGTCTTGTACATCTAAAACTTTGTAATTTGGATAGTGATCTTTAACTGTTACAGCAGTAGGTACTTCGCTGTACTCACCATAATGCTTACGGACAAAATCCCAAACTCTTTTGTTGTCATCATCTAAGAACCATGCATTGGTAACACCACGTTGTAGCGCTGGAACAATGTCTCGATCTCGAATGACCTTGCTGACTAAGCGATGCTCATTGTCAGATGCCATTTAGTGTCCCCTCTTACATATTGTCTATTTGTACTCCTGCTGATCCATATCGTGCAACTCGTCCTGGGACATCTATAACGCCCCGTAGATTAGCACGGTATGGGATACCAGCAACTAACTCGTCTGGGTTCTCGTAGAGTTGCCAGTAGTTAAATGGATTGACCACACGCTTTTCTAACTTGTCAAACGCCTTCTCAAGTAACTCTTCAGTCCAACCGTGATCTTGATAGCCAGCCAACTCAAGTGATACCCCGTAGTTGTTTGCAAGTTTCCATAACTTGTTAGCGTTCTGGAGATCGATGTTACCGATCTTGTATTCAAGTTTCTTTGACAGAAGTCTTCTAGTTTCCTCTTCAACCAATGCAATTACTACATCGGTAAGGCACACAACCTGGAGGGAGGAGACATTTGAGATGTCCCCGCCTTTCATATGACCTCTACTTTAGCGTACTTGACCACAAAGTCACGAAACTTCTTTGGGTCAT